GTCTATTTTGTCGTCATTGTACTCCCCTTCCTTCTGGCTGAACTCCATTGCCTTCTGCATGTCCTCTTCCGAGACCTCGAGTCCACGGAGTCTTTTCTGCCTCCTCTCCATGTATTCCTCGAAGCCCTCGAGGTCCTCTGGCGGCATCTGACCGGGCGTCCACCTGATGAGCTCAGTCTGAGCCCCTTTCACCAGGAGGATGGACTCCCTCATTCTCTCTGAGGCATACGCTTCGTCCCACGAGGGCTGCGCGATCCAGCCGCTCTGGACCAGCTCCACTGCCCTGAGGGTGAGCCATTTCCAGAGCCATCTGTTCTTCGCCCCGGAGAAGCCGTCGTTCAGGAAGCCGTGATCGAGCTGCTCTCCCCTGCAGTACCTGTCGATGCATCTGAAGCTCACGGCGGACTCGGCGCAGTACCTCAGGAGTCGGGCCTCCTGCACCTTCTCCGATGTGATGGTTCCCACCGGGAGGGTCAGATCCACAAAATCCCACCTGTTGCCTTCCTTGTGCACTCGAAGTCTCTGCATGATGGACTCCCCGTACCTCCTCGTCTCCGCCTTCACCGCGTCGAAGAAGGGCGCCACCTCAATGTGCTTCTGAGTGTAGATCGGGACCGAGCCTTTGTGTTGCTCTGAGCTCACCCCACTCCCAGGGTTGAACCACATGTCGTGGTTGGGCTCATCTCTCTTGAGCCCCTCCCAGGACAGCCACTTCTTCTTCTCTGGCTTGTAAGCTCTAAGGATTCCCTTGACGGTCGAGCTGGTGCAGTTGCAGAGCATCGACTTCACGACGGAAGATTCTTCTCGCTGTTCCACAAGGAGCCTGAGGATGGCTGAGCCCAGGACGAGGGTGATCATTCCCTTGCTTCCTTCGGATATCACCACGATCTGCTTCGCACTTGCCCTCGCGAGCAGTGTGTGGTTCGCGCTGCCCCTGGCGACCAGAGATCTGGCCCATTCTATGAGCCTCATGTCTCTCGATCCAGCCTCGAGGTTCGTGCTCGGAAACCTTATCCTCAGGAAGTAGTCGACGATTGAGGTGTCGTCGGTGAAGAGAGTCCTCATGTTGGCTTCGTAGCGAAAGTTCGAGAGGCCTTCTTCCCTAGTTGCCTTCCCTTTCAGCACCGACACGCTGCTTGGAATCCCGTGGAAGCTCTGCATCTCGAGCACCTTGATCAGGGCGTCCAGGCCCGAACCTGCGAGGCTCGTTCCGCTTCTCGACCTGATGTTGTGGACGAGGTTCGTGTCCTTCATGAAGTGAAGCACCAGGTCCATCTTGGTGGGAGCATAGCTCGCCGTCTGGGTGAGGGTTTCTTCCATCGTCTCCCTGAGGTCTGGGAACATACCCTTGAGTATTTTGAACTGGTTCAGTGTCTGTGGGTCCACGGTCGAGCCGCTCCATACCCTGAAGAGCACAAGCCTCAAGTCGATCTCGGCAGGCACTCCTGACAGCGTTTGCTTGGTGCTGCTGACCGCCCTGTTGGCCATTGATTGCGCTTTGCCCTGCGACTTTGTGACCCTCAGCAACATGAGCTGGTCAAAATAACCTTTCAACTCATCAAACACCTCCACGAGCCTCACTGGCCTCT